AGAGGTCCGTCACGCTCGCCGCCTGCCCTTTCATCGTCTCTTTCATCATTACCTCGTTTTGTCGGGGCCGTAACGAAACCGTTACAGCTTGAGAATGTTACACACGATCGCGATTAACAGCGTCAACCCTGCGCCGTAGACTGCGAAACATATCCAGAGAAATGTCCACGATCCGACGGCTTCCCGGAGTGGTGTTTCCTGCTCCGGCGACGTTCTCCCTCGCGCTTTCCGGGAGGGGAATTTTATCACGTTAATAGTATGCTCCTTTGCATCACGTTTCAATGATAATTATGTGTGGAAATGGTCGGGGGTTTTGGGGTTTTAACCCCCGGCAAAATCCCCGCCGTAACACTCAAAAAATACCCGTTACCGGAATGGCTGTAAGTTACTGAATATCATCGGTAACATTGTCGGTGTAACAGTGTTACCTTTTTGAAACTTCGGAGCCACTGGGTAACGGTAACATAAATATATACCCCCTTTAGGGGGTATATGTTATGTAACCCGTGACCGTTACCAGGAAATGTGACCGTTAAAAATCGTTAAGATCATCAGCCCCGTCGTCCGGTTTATTGCCCCAGTCAGTCGGGCGCGGATCGTTATCCTTTATCCCACCCAGGAGCGGGATCGCTTCGTTCATGGCGGTGAGCGTTTCGTCCCCGGCCATCTTGATCAGGATCTGCTTTTTGGTGGCATGTTCAAAGGCGCGATGGAATTGCATCTTGTCCATCGGGTCGTCGGTCCCGGTTCGCGCCCAGTCCGATAACATGCCTTTGGTAAGTTTCGGCGTCCGGTAGTTCTTTTCCTTTCTCGTCAGGTTGTACTCGTGGACAAACTGCGCCAGCCGGAGGGCGTTCTCCTGCGTCTTGCTCACCTTCTGCGCTGCGGCCTTCTCCTCGTCCGCGCCTGCGTCCTGTTTGACCAGCTCCGGCTCGTTGATAACGATCAGCGTCGTGTCGTTGCTGCCGATGTGCCACGCGGCGGGGCCATCCTTCCCAGGTGCGGACATGCGCGCCATTGCGTCGCGTTTGGCTTTGACCAGCTCCGGCGGGAGTTTAACGGACTTCGTGCGGAATGCGCGCCGCTCCAGCATGGCGGAGCCTTTGGCTTTGGTGTGGTCGAAGATGAATAAATCGCGGTCCTTGTGCTTCGAGAGCGTGATCTCAAAGGCGGAGTTAGCCTTGAGGGCAGACGCCCCACGTCCGCCGCGCGTCGCGTCCTTCCCGGAGTGGTGGAGGATCACCACGGCACAGTCCAGCGCCTCGGCCAGCTTCTGCGCGTTGGCTAACAGGATCGCGGCCTGGTCGTTGTTGTTCTCGGTGAATGGCTCGCCGCCCACCCAGCGCCCCGGCTCGTTGTCCTTCGGTTCGCGCCACTGCTCGCCGATCTTCTGGCCTGCGGAGTTGGCGCTATAGGTATCGATCACGACCAGCGCGGGCTTGTTACCCTCCAGCTCGAAGAACGGGGAGGCGTTGAATTTGGCCGCGAATTTCATCAGCTCGCGATCCCGGTGTAACGGTACGGGCTGCGCGATGATAAACAGGTTATCAAGCGGCCTGTTTTTGTTCTGGCTGTATACCCAGCCCGCGTAGCGCTCTTTCACGCCGTCGGCGTCCTCTGGCGCGAAGTACAGCACGGAGCCTTTACGGACGGGCAAACCCCCGAAGTGGTGGCCCTTCGCCACGCAGATAGCCATCTGGAGCGCGCAAAAGGTCTTTTTCGCCCCGGACTCGCCGACCAGGAAGCCCACGGACCGCTCCGGGATCAGGTTCTGGATCACGAAGTTGATAACACGCGGGGCGCTGGCCTCCCGGAGCTTGTCCAGAAATTCGTCCGGCTGCTCCGCCAGCATGGCCTTAATTTTCGCCAGGTCACGCTCGCGGCGCTCCTCGGTGGTCAGGCTGCGCGGCATCATGGCGGGCTGGTTGTCCTCGTCCAGCACCATGTCCCACTCGTGATCCGCTTCGTTTGTGCCGAAGTGGTAGAGCTGCACGTCCTCTAACGTCATGCCCTGCTCTGCGGCTGCGTCCTCGTCGATCGCCATCTGTCGGGCCAGCTCGTCCTCGCTCATTCCCGGCGAAGTCTCCAGCCATTCCGGCGGCTGCTCCAGAGGCGCGTCTCCTGGGAGGATCTGGTCGAGTAGTTCCTCTTTGCTCGGCTCCTGCTGGTCGTCTCTTTCGTCTTGGATCATACTGCTTTCCTTAAATCATGGTAACGTTGTCGGTAACAATGTACCCCCGACGCGTTACCCGGTCAACCAGCCGCCAGCAAAGAAAAAACTTTACATCATGGTTTCATTGTTCTAATGTCGATAGCGAACAAACCGGAGGCATTTATGGACCTGTTCAAAGACGAGCCGCGCGCCCCACTTCGGGCCAACGTGGCGCAACGTAAGACGCCAGCGGAGAGAATGCTGGAGATACTGGAAAAGGTGAAACCGTCCGATCTCTCCATTCAGGACGCCATCGATCGCGGTGTACTCGATCCGTTTGGTGTAACGCAGGAAGTCCGGGACGCTTTCGCCCGGTTAAAGCCGTCGGAGCAAATCTTCGCCGCATTCTGGGGCGTTGCTGGTGTGGACAGTAAGGCATTGCTGGCCCTATGCCGACACGCTGCATTCATGGAGCGCGACGGACTGCTCCGCGACCTCAAAGTGGACAAGGAGCTGATCGCCTGCCCGGTGTCAGACTCCGACGGACTCGACGACGTGATCCCCCCAGGGACGTCAGTCGGGCCGGAATTAGCCGCCGCTGCGTTGCGGTGTAAGCAGGCGTTACGGAGTGAGAAATGAAACTTTTGTTAAAGAGGATCTACATTAACGCAATCATTCTGATTGTGGTTTATGTGGCCGTGTGGGCGCTGTTCCCCGGTCATGTCCCGTTTGATTATCTGGAGGGCTGGGCGTTCGCTGCGACGCTGGCCGCTCTGGTTGGCGTGGACTACCTGCGGGAATATATCGACAAATTACTGGACCAGAGAGGAGACGCTTAAATGTTTATCGCCGTGAAAAAACATAACAAGCCCGTATTTTTGAACGTGAACGAGATCAAGATCATCCGTGACGCGGAGCCGGATATCCATAACCCGGACTATGATCCGAAGGTCCACCCCGGCAGTGTGATTTTTACCACGACCGATCAGCACAGCACGTTAGAGCGATATTTCTCCAGCATGTCGCCGGAGGACCTGCGGGACGTGATCAACGATGCCGCCGCCCAGGTTTACGCGGCCCCGATCTGCGACCGGATCATGAGCCTGGACAAATGCGTGGCCCGTCTGGCCCGGTCTATGGAGGACTGGCTGGAGCAAGCCAACACGCCGATCCTGAATCTGGACGGCATGACGCCGGAGGAGGCGGAGCGGTTCAAAGCGTCCATACGTGAGACTCGCGCCACGCTGGACAGCATTCAGCCGCGCCTCGTCGCTGGTGGTTCGCCCGGTAAGCCCCAGCATTTTGTCGGGCTGGACTCCGACGTGTTTAACGTGGTTCAGCTCCTCACGTCGCACGAGTGGGCCGAACATTGCACCAGTACGCAGTTAGGCCAGCGCCTGGAGTCGGCGATCACGGACCTGCATAACCACACCAGCGAGATCCGCCAGCGTAAGGACCGGGCGGAGGAGCTGCTGGCCGAAGTGTGGCACGAGTGGAATAACGACGACGCCACGCGGAAAGCACTCGGCGAGGATATGGGGAAAGTTATCGGGAATTTTTTGTGGCCCGATGAAAATAAAACTTGTGAGAAAGAATAAATCACGATATAGTTAAGTTGTCGCCGGGGAATGGCCCCGGCAATAACGGAGATTAAGACGATGGCAAAATTAACAGTAGTTTCCCCGACTTCCCAGGAACGTGGCCGCCAGTGGGCTGTTAACTTCCACGTCGTAGGCGCTCCAGTTCGCCGTCGCTTCCTCTCCTGGAAAGCGCCGGAGCTGCTGAAAGGCGAGGAGCCGGAGGTGGAGGATTACGTGGACGAGTACACCACACGCGGCGAATACGAAGCCCGCCGCATCATCCATCGCAACAACCTGCGCGCCGCTGAATACTACTAACCACACGGCCCCTACGGGGGCCACATCCACCCAGGAGCAAGCCATGACAACAATCATTTACGCCTTACCTAAGCGCACATCACACGCGCGCACGTCTCGATCCACGCCGCTGATCGCCCGCGACCGTTACAGCCTGATTACAGTCGGCGAGCTGGTGAAGTCCACGCCGAAAGGGAAGAAAATTATCCCGATCTGGTACAACAATCAGCGCCCCCAGTTTTTCGGGAGCGACTCTTATCACTTTTTCGATAACGTCAAAGACGCGGCGGAGCATATCCGGCACGAGCTGGCCGGGACGTACAAACTTCTTAACGACCAGGCGAAGTTTATCGCGGAGCTGATCGAGGAGGCGGATCAGATCTACATTTCAGCCACGGATCCAACGGCATGATCCCGGCGGACATTCAGCGCAAGGCTAAAAAGGTCCTCCAGCGCCACCTCGCCGGGGAGATTAAGCCCCGGAAGCTGGTCGGCGGTCTGGGCCTCGCGCTGGAGGTTGGTTATCGCTGGCGGCTGCTGTCACGCGATAAGGGCCAGACGTGGGATCTCATGTCCCACGAGAAGTACAACAAACTTACACGGGGCAAAAAGCCCCCTAAAATGAGATGATCACAATGGAAAAATACTGGTATTTGTTCGAGGCGCACGGTCGCCAGGTCCTGGTCCGCAAGGGGTCAAACGACGATAACGCGCCGACGATCGATCTCGTTGTCCAGATCTCCGGGGCGGAAATTTCTTTCGCGGTGATCTACGGGAACGAGGGCGGCGAGGAGGAGCGCGATCGCATGTTCGACACGAAGGAGGAGGAGCTGAAAGGCGCGGCGACTGCTTTCGCGGAAAAATTCATCGGCATCACTAACCCTATGGACGCTTTGGCGGCATTGCAAGGTTAATCAGCGCCTTAACATTCGATCGATATGGAGCCTTTGCGGCTCCATTTTTTTTCGTGCTACCCTTTTAGCGGTTACTCAATTGTTAAAAAGGATCAGGATAATGTCCGAACATAGCACGCTCTGGCAGTTGTTCCAGGTGTACCGCGTGGAGTTGGGTTACTCCTTTGTGTCTGCGGCGGTCGCCGTCTTTCGTCACTGGCAGTTAAAACACCCATTCCGTGATATAGTTACGGGTGGCGCTTTGTGCGCTTTCGTTGCGTTTGGGATGAATAATATCCTTTCGTTTTTTAATATTGATCACGGGACCTGGGGCTATCTGGCCTCTGTATTCCTGGGCTATATCGGCGTAGAGACTGCGCTCGACTGGGCCAGCGAAAAGATCCCGTTCCTGAAAAAAATCCGCGCCACTCCGGCGCATACCAATAACCCGGAGGATCAAAACAATGGGTAAGAAATTCGACGTTACTCCCCAGCGTAAGGCGTTTCTGGACGCTCTGGCCGTTGGCGAGGGGACCGATAACGGCAAGCAAAAAACGAACAATCACGGATACGACGTGATCGTGGGCGGCGAGCTGTTTACCGATTACAGCAAGCATCCGGCGAAGCTGGTCCGCCTGCGTCCCGGCCTGTCCTCTACCGCTGCGGGCCGTTATCAGCTCCTGAGCAAGTATTACGGCCACTATAAGGACCTGCTGGACCTGCCGGACTTCTCCCCGGCGTCGCAGGACCAGATCGCCCTCCAGCAAATCAGCGAGCGCCGCGCACTGGCCGACATTGACGCAGGCCGGATCGCCGACGCGGTGAAAAAATGTAACACCATCTGGGCCTCCCTGCCTGGCTCGCCGTATGGTCAGCGCACGGAGACGATCGACGACTTCCTGAGCTATTTCCGCAAGGCTGGCGGTAAGGTCGCCGAATGATGGCCGCCCTCCGGTTGTTCCTGCGCGCCTACTGGAAGCCGCTCGCGGTGCTGGTTGCCGTGCTGCTGGCTCTGGGGGGATCTTTCTGGGCTGGTCATGTCTGGACCGATCGAGGATGGCAGGTGAAGGAGTCCGCCCGCAAGGCGAACGAATCCGCCCAGGTCGCCATCGGTGAACATGCCGCCCGTATCATTGAACAAGGGCGGGACATTGCCCGCGAGGAGGCTGTAAAACATGCGAACGAACAAGCCGCACGGGCGCGCGCTGATTCCGCTGCTGCTGGGGCTGCTCTTGATCGGTTGCTCGCAAGAGCAAAGGCCGCCGAACAAGGTAACGCCGCCGCAAGTGCGACCGCTGCCCTCGGAAGCCAGGCAAGGGACAAGACAGCCAGAATGTACGCCGACTTGCTCAAAGGGACTGGAGCGCTCGCTCGACGGTATGCTGATATAGCCGACGACGCGATCACGAGGGGGGAGACTTGCGAAAGGATCTATGACTCGATAGTGAGTCAGCAATGAGAGAGGGGCCTTGCGGCCCCTTTTTTTTTATGCGGTAACGGTGAGAGCGCAAGCCGTGGAGGTTGCAGTCTTGCCGCCCGCGTCAGTAACGCGGCAAGTGTAGGATCCTGCGTCGCCAGACGCTGCTCCGGTTTTCGTGAACGTGGCCGACGTCGCGCCGGAAACGGCTACGCCACCCTTAAGCCACTGGTACGTTAACGGGGCTACGCCGCCGGAAGCCTGCACAGGGCCGATCGAGATATTGCCACCAGTAGCGACGGAGGACGTCGCCGGGGGCTGCGTCGTAAACGCCGGGAGCGTGTTTAACGTCACGGCGCAAGCCTGAGACGTAACGGAGCCTTGCGGCACGGCGCTGTCCTTCACAATACACGTATACGTCGCATTGTCTCCGGCTGCGGCGGTTTTGGTATACGTGGCCGACGTCGCGCCGGGGATGTTTACGCCGTTTTTCTGCCACTGGTAGGAGTACGGCGCGAGGCCGCCAGCCGCTGCGACGGTCAGCGTCAACGGGTCGCCGATGTAGACGGCTTTAGTCGGCGTCAGGTTGGTGGAGAGGGACAGGGCGACTTTGAGGCGGATCCGCTGGGAGTCCTTCGTCTGGCCCTGGCTGTCCGTCACGGTCACGTAATAGTCGCCGTTGTTGCTCGCCTGGTAGTTGGCGATCGCATAGCTCGGCGAGTTGGATCCTACGTTAACAGTCGTCCCGCCGGAGACTTTCTTCCACTGGTAGGAAAGCGGCTCGATCCCCCCAGAGGCGGCAACGGTAAGCGTCTGCGTTGCGCCAGCCGCGACGAAGGTCGATCCGGCATCACCGCCAGCCACGCCGGGGAGGTCCTGCGTAAACACGATCGGAGGTAGCAGGGCCGGATCGTACTCGATGTAAAACATTTTCGTGGGGTCGAGGTTAGCCGGGTCAGCGTCTAACCAGATAAGATCTTTTTGCGGAGTCGCGCCGCTGGCCGGATCCTCGATCCGGGTGACTTTCCAGCCCAGCAAGTCCGGGCGGTAGTAGCGATGCCAGTAACCCATAATTTTGTCCTCGTGGTGTGGCCGTGGTATAGTTCCACGGCATTGTAGATCATCTTTGGGCCGTAAACGAAAGGAGCCGCTTTTTAAGCGGCCCTTTTTTTTACAGTGCTAATGATACGGCGTAACCAATTGCGGCCCATGCTGCCGCGCTGGCGGCGATTACGGCCCAGATTACATAGCGGTGTCCGCGTAAGTCTTTCATTTGAATTTCCCCTCTCTCTTGAATTTCATGATCCGCCCACGAAGGGACGGGACAGTTTTGCCTAACCAGTTGGCGACGTGCGCGTGGGTCAGCTCGTCCGGGACTACCACGCCGCGCCCGGTGGAGATCACCAGCTCGTCCAGGTCTGCCTCGGTCAGCTCATGCTCCAGGAAGCGTAAGAGCCTGCCATCCTCTCCGGTGGTCCATTCCGTATAGGTCCGGTTGAATGCCAGCGACACGCCCAGCTCCGACGCCCGGACCTGCATCTGGCGGAAGTTGCGCCCGATTTTCTTTGCCAGCTCCTCGCGTGGCATGGTCCCGGCCAGGCGGATCAGCTCCGCGTCCTGCGCGTCCGTCCATCCGATAATTTCCGCTGTTACTTTACCCATCATCCCCCCTTGAGGCGCTTTCTGTTTTTGGTGGCCTCTATGGCCTCTTTGAGCGTCGTCTCTTTGCCGCCGCCCGGTTGTACCCGGTCCAGTTTTGGGTCCGGCTGGTGGAGGAAGATCTCGCCCTCCGGTGTCTCGATCGATATGTCCGCGATCGCCTCTTTGCCAAAGACTGCCGACACTTTGCTGATCATGTCGTCCAGTCCGGCGGCCTGCGCCGCCTCCCATACCTCGCGGCGCGTCCCCTGTTTACGCGCCATACGCTTTCCGTAATGCGTCGTTAGCGTTAGCCATCAGCTCGGCGATCTCGCGCTGCGTAGCCTTGTATGCCTCCGGGCCTGCGTACCACATCCGTAGGCGGTTGGTAAGACACTGCGCGTTAAAGGCCAGTGTCTGGGCCTGCGCCAGCATCAGGCGGCTAACTACGCGCGCTTTGTTTGCGCGGGCGAAAATGGTCCCCGGCTGGTCGCCCCAGTATTTGGCGCGGAGGTCTGCCATTGTCTGGCCGTTTTTGTTGGTTGCTGTAGTCATTTCGTTTTCCTCGCTGGTTGGTGTGATAAAGAATATAACAAAGGATAAATGGGGTCGCAAGGATTATTTTAATTATTTCGTGATAAAAGAGAAAAGGCCCCGGAGTGGGGCCTGAGACTAGCGGACGTTAGCGAGGAAGGTCGCGAGCGCGAAGCCCTCCGGGGTGGCGCTGCGTATGTTCTTTGTGCGGGTACTCGATCCGCCCAGCTTGGACCAGCCGGGATTATCTTTAGCCGCCGGGACTGGCTTCACCTCCGGCATGACGAAGCCGCCACCACACCAGATCCCGGTCTGCTTCGGATAGGCATCGCGCGCCGGGTAGATCTCCGGGTATAGGCGGTGCTGGTGGTCGTCCGGCAAGTAGCCGCCGTAATGGTACGGGTGAAACCAGTAATCACAGGGCCGCCACATCGTCGAGAGCCGGGAGATCTTCGGATTCTCCAGCATCCAGGGGACGGGCATCGAATCATCATAATGTCCGTTCTCATAGGCGGCGAGGTCCGCCACCTCCTCCACCATGCGAGCCAGCGCGACGGCCTTGTGTTGGAAGTACGGATCCCGCGCCCGTTTCAGCTCCCACCAGCGCGCCCCGGTGCAAGTAAGGTCGGTACACTCGGCAAACGAGGCGACAAACTCAATACCGGGGCCGACCTCCTCGACAATGGTCAGCGCCTCGATCTCGGTATGCTGCGCGTTAAACATGCGCCCGACGCGGATAAGGTTCGGCTCCTGCGGGTCTGGGTGGATCCCGTCCTCGTGCTGGCCGTCATACATCCAGCATTGATAGCCAGCCCGGAGCCACGGATCAACCATGATCCGCGTAAGGTTGAATAAGAATATCGCCTTACGCGTCATGTTACGGCCTCGCTGGCATAATGATCATCGTGGACGGTCCGAAAGGCGTCTTAAACTCGACGCGCATCGGCATATCTTTCCCAGCGAAGTGGAGATCCACAAACGGCATTTTGACGCCGAATTTTTTCCCCAGCTTTTCGACGAGGCCCAGATATTCGGCCATCACTTTGACGTCCGTCACTGCTTTGGAGTTGTTCTTCGCGCTGTCGATCACGCGGCCCAGATCAGGATAACGGGCGTCCACGACGTCAACCGTCCCGACGGCCAGACGCTGGCGGCGGAAGTCGAAGCCCTCCAGGTCCTGCGGCTTGTCGGCCATCTGCGCGCACCAGTACACGATCCCGGCTTCGGTATCGATCACGGCGGTGGAGTAGGCGCGCCCGGTCGGAGGTGTGGAGACATTCAGGATCAGGCCCTCCGCCGGGGCCTCGGTCAGCGCGGAGCGGGTGGAGAGCGCTACGTGGCCGTTAGACGTCTGGATCTCGTCGCCTTTGAAGTGTAAAGCGTTCAGGTAATACCGCACATCCTGGCGGCCTTTGGTGAGCTGGTGAGCGCGGAGCGCGTCAACGGGTGCATAGATGATCATCTTTGAGTCTCCATTAAATCAGGCTTTTGCCTGCGTACATCATTTCGGTAAGCGTTACGTATTCCGTCTTGATCTCGCCACGCTTGCGGGGCTTGATCAGGAATAAGACGGACGACTTCGGATTTTTGCCGCCAGGCTCCCCGGTCACGGCATCCACAAACGCCACGCGCCCGGACGTCTCGCCGTCGCTGGTGATGTGGACAATGACGGACGCATGATCCAGCGCTTTCTTAAACCAGGCCGTGGAGGCATCGGAGTTCACGAGGAGGACCGTCGAGACGCCGCGCGTCTTTGCCTGCTCGATCGCTTTGGTCACAAACGGCATCGGCTCCGCATAGGGTGGGTTACACCATGCCAGCCCGTTCTCCGCGCCCCAGTTCACTTCGTCGCGGAGGGCGTTCGTCTCCTCGTCCAGATAGCAGGCGCACAGGGCGTTAATCTTCTCGGCGGCCACGTCGATCCCAAACTCGCCGAAACGCTTACGCGCCCAGGCGAAAAGCCACTCCGGCGTCCGCCACTTCTGGCGCACTTTGTCCGGCGTCTTGCTGCCTTTGAAACGGCGACCGCTCACGCGGTTCTCGTCGTCGGCCATGATCTCGTTAGTCGCTTTCTGGCCGATGGCCGCGAGCTGGGTCATAACGCCGGGGGCCACGCCATGCTCAGCGCCTGCCTGCTCCAGCATTTCGATCGTGCTCTTGTCGTTCTCGTCTTTCATTGGATTATCCTTTGTTGGTGGATCGCAATTAACATAATGGAATCGTGATTTTATTTCAAGAGGAAAATGTGATTTACTTGTGTTGTCTCTTTCCTTCGTCGGAAAAAATTAGCGCCCGCTGGTATCGGTCGCGCCCATTGGCCCCTCGTGCGGGGCCTTTTTTTTACCCAAACGCGCCGCAATAGTCAGCGCCCCAGCAAGCCCTCCCCGTCCGCTCGTGCCGATACATCCAGATCTCGTCCGGGTCAGTCGCCACCATGCGAAGCTCCCGATCGCCCTCATACTCCAGCGCCACCTCGACGGCATTACCCGGCGTAAACGTCAGCCAGACCTCGGCCCCTGTCCGCGCGGCCACCTTTGCAGCATGGCCGGGATCGGCCACCAGATAAGCCGTCTTGCCCTCGGCGACTGGGTGGATCAGGCCGTAGGATCCCCACGTCGGGCCACCAGCGGCAAACGTCACTGAGCGGTCCGGCGCGACCTTCGCCACGTTGCAGGGCGATCCCCCCAGCGCACGGAAGCACGGCACATACAGGAAGCCGCCGCGCATGGTCCCTTTGCTCATGATCAGCTCGACCTCCTCCGGCTTGAGGCTCCAGTCCTCGCGTGGCCGCTGCTGCATGGCTGCGAATTTCTTCGCCTCTTTGACGATGGTTTCCCGCTTCTCCGGGGTGAGTCCGCCGATCCAGTCGCCCAGGTCGTTGATCGCCTCGTTGAATGGCTGGTTACGGGAGGCCATAAACCAAAACATCCCATCACGCGCGCCGCCACACGAGCCGGAGCAATACGCGAAGCCGTCCCGGCGTTTTTCCTTGTCCTTGTGGCCCCAGCGGAAACGGTCGTTTCCTCCACATATCGGGCATGGTTGATGCCGCCCCTTGAATATGGCGCGGTCCCAGCCGCACAGCTCGATCAGGACTTGCTCCCATTTGTCCGGCATGGCGGCCAGTACATCCTCTTTTTTATAAATTGCCATGTTGTCCTCCGGTTAATTCTGCATTACTATAAATCACGCTTTAATGATATTACAAGGAATAAAAAGGCATGGTAGAGACACTGGAGCGCCAGATAGCGGCGATCGACAAAGACGCCATACTCCGCGCGCTGGGCGACTTGCCCGTGACTCCATACGATCATCAGTTCGTAGCGTATGAGGCTTGTCAGCAAGCTATCCGAAAATATCCCGGCCCGGTTATTGTCGATGCCGCCGTGTCTGCGGGTAAGACAATCATGATCGCCATGCTGGCGCGCCGGATCCGCGATCTCGGCTATCCGGCCATGATCCTGTCCCGCCAGGCGGAGATCATCGATCAGGACCATGAGGAGCTGAAAAACTTCCAGGTGTGGTCCTCGATCTACTGCGCGGGCATCAATAACACGAAGTCGAACAAATTCCCGATCATCGTCGGCTCGGAGGGTACGGTGATCGGCGGCATTAAGCCAGGCGAAAAGCTGGCGAACTATGCGCCGCTGTTCCTGCTGATTGATGAATGCCATCACGTCAACATTGAGGACCTGATCCGCTCGGAAAATCGCAAGGTCCCGGAGTACCTGGTGGAGAATGGGGCCTATGTGCTGGACGAGTTCGGCGAAAAGGTTCAGGTAGGGGAGCACGTCGGCGAGACTTACGAAGAAATGATCGAGAGTGGCCGCGCCGCCTATACGATCATCATTCGCACGTTTCAGGAGCGATGCCGCCGCGTCCACGGTAAGGAGCTGCGGATCATCGGTTACACCGGGACGCCTTACCGGGGCTGCGAGTCCATCATCCAGCCGGACCTTAAGGAGCCGGGATTCTGGCGTAAGAAGGTATGCGAGATCTCTACGGAATACCTGGTAAGCGTCGGCGCTGTCGTCCCGACACGCTTCGGGATCTCCGATCTCCGGTACGACCTGAGCCAGTGGCGATCGACGGGCGAGGAGGGGATCAAGGAGTTTTCCGACGCTGATATGAAAGCGATGGAAGCCGCGATCCATAAGGACAAAAAGCTCACACAAAAAATCATGGCGGAAGTGTACGCCATCACTGAAAACCGTAACGGGGTGCTGGTGACGTGCGCCGGGGTCCGCCACTGCAAAGAGGCCGCCGCCGCGCTGCCGGAGGGGACGCCGTTCGCCATCATCACGGAGGACACGACGCCGCGCAAACGCCGCGAGATCCTCAAAGATGCCAATACGGGCAAAATAAAATTCATCTTCCAGGTTAACGCGCTCACGACGGGCGTCAACGTGCCTTTCTGGGACACGTCGGTGATCCTGCGTAAGATTGGCTCCCTCACCCTGTTAACCCAGCTCTTAGGCCGTGGGATGCGTATTCTTAAGCCGTTCCATCTGGCCGCCGGGTACACGAAAGAGGATCACCTGGTACTCGACTACGCCGGGACGCTCGACGAGCTGGGATCGTTGTACTTCTCCCCGCTGCTGGAGGCTTACCAGCATAACGCCGACGAGAGCAAGGGTAAGCTGGTTCAGCGCTGCCCGAAATGTTACGCGGCTGGCCGCACGGTCATGAATGGCGAACATGCCCGCCGTTGCCGCTGGGTGGATCCTGATACGAAGATCCGATGTGACCACTTTTTCACGTTCATAACCTGCGACGACTGGAAGGACTCCAGCGGGAAGATCGTCACACAAAAAGGCTGCGGCGCGAAAAATGACATTGTGGCCCGCATTTGCCGCTGCTGCGGTAATAGCCTCGTGGATCCGAATGAAAAGCTATCCCACACGGCATACAGCAAAGATGATTATTGCGCGGTCCGCGATTTCAGGATCGAGCCAGCGCGAGGCCGTAATGGCAACGATACGGGCGGCGTGGCTTTCCGGTACGTTCTGGAGCGTGACGGCGTGGAGTTTATCGCGTGGCAAGTGTTCTGGCCGGGTAGCGATTCCCCCCAGGCGCGCAAGGAGTGGCTACATAACGCGGTCAATAAGCACGTACTGGACGGAAGCATGAGAAAGCAGATCAAGGAGTGCCGGACGGTCGGCGCTGTCATGAGTTACGCCGGGTACTTTATGCGCCCGCTCAAAGTGACTCACCGCAAGATCGGCAAGGGTAAAGACGTTATTTCGAACAAGATTTTTCTGAATGAGGACTTTTAAATGTACCTGTTAACTCGTGGAAATGTGACGATCGACGTAAACGAGGGCAAGGACTGGCTGGAATTTACCCGCCGCCATAATCTGCCGCTCTGCCCGCTGGAGGCGGTGGAGCAAAAGGAAACTAACACTTATTTGCGCTACTTCCACCCTGAGATCCTGGCGTTTCATCCGGTCAACGAATCGGGAGCCGCTGGTGATGAAAAGTACGGCGCGGAGCTGAAAAAACGCGGACGCCTCACCGGGATCTCCGACTGGGTGATCCTGGAGCCACGCGGCGGCCACCCCTACGCCCTGATCGAGCTTAAGCGAAACCTTAAGAGCAAGAGCCGATTAACGCCGGACCAGAAAGAGGTCTTGCTGGCGGCCAAAAAGCGCGGCGCGTGGACTGCGGTCGCGTGGGGTTGTGACGCTTTCGAGGCGGCGCTGGAAATGTATCTTGCTTTGTAGTTGCGAACATCACGAAAGCATGATATAAAATAAGCCTACCCACCACGAAAGAGACGAGACGATGGAACTACAAACAAACGGCCTGATCCCTGAGCTGCCGACAATGGAAGTTTACGGATCGATGTTTATCGACGCCCGCGCGGCGGAGGACCTGAGTAACGAAGCCTATCACGAGGACGAGATCTATATTACCGGGTCGAGCCTCTGGACCATTTTTAGCCAGTGTCCGGCGGCGTGGCGTTTCCAGAAAGCACAGGAGGACAAGGCCAAAAAACTTAACTCCGCCCAGAAGCCGCTCACGTTCGGGACCACTTCCCACACGATGTTACTTGAGCCGGACCGCTTCCAGCGCGAGTTTTACCGCCTGCCTAACCCGGACGACTTCCCGGAGCTGATTACCTCAATGGCGAAGATGCAAGCCTGGTTAAAGGAGCGCGGCCAGAAGGGCTACTCCAACAAAACGGCGGAGGAGCTGATCGCGATGTGTCGCCAGATCCAGCAACCGGACGAAGTGCTAAACATCTGGCACGAGATCGAGGCAAACGCCATCAAAGAGGCGAACGGTCGCGAGATCGTCCCTGCGAAGGACTGGGACCGCGTTCACTCTATGCGCGACGTGCTACTGGCTAACCACAATTACCGCCGGATCATTGAGACTGGGATCCCGGAGCTGTCCATCTTCTGCATTATCGACGGCGTTCCCGTTAAGGTGCGTCTGGACCGCGTGACGGACCTCGGCGAGATCATCGACTACAAAACCACGCAAAGCGCGGAGCCGGAGCGCTTCGGGCGTCTGGCTCACGATCTGGGCTACTGGTGCAAGATGGCGTTACAGCATGACTGCTTCCAGCTCTGCTACCAGCAAAACCCGACCGGGACGAAGTTACTTGTACAGGAGAAAGACGAGCCGTGGCTGGCGCTCATGAATCGCCTTACGCCTGAGCAATTGATGATCGGGCGCGGCCAGTACAAGACGGCGCTCCAGCTCTTTAAACAGTGCCGCGATCTGGATATCTGGCCCGCCTACGCGAACGGCCAGGAGGAGATCGACCTCCGCACTCCGATTTATTTACAGCAACGTTACAAAGAATATTTTAAGGAGATCTAAATGGAAAACATCATCCAGTTTTCGGCCACTCGTGGCGAGTTTATGAAAGCGTTTTTTGCCGCCCGGAAGAACATCGGCACGATCTCCAAAACGCGCAAAAACGATCACTTAAAATCGACTTACGCCAACCTGTCGGACTACCTGGACGCCATCGACTCCGCGATCGAGGAGCAAGGCTTGATGGTGATCCAGTCTCCGGGCGCGTTTACCGCTGCGGGCGATATGCCGATGGAAACCAGGATCGAGCATGTCGAATCGGGCGAGTTTATGGTGGCGCTCATGGAGATCCACGTCGATCGCAAAAACGCCCAGGGCGACGGCTCCGCGATTTCCTACGCCCGCCGCTACCACATCGGCGCGCTGTTCGGTCTGACTGCCGACGACGACGACGGCCACGGCGCTAAACGCAAGTTTGCCGACTACAAAAAAGAGTTTGACCTGATCGAAGATATTACCGAACTGAAAAAAGAGGCCCGCGTGGCGTTCATGTACCTGAAAGGCCAGGAGACGGAGCAAAACCTGATCCACGAGTACGTCGCGAAGCGTGAAGCCAAAGCGGCGGCCTCTACTGCGGTCGGCTTCAATCCGGCGGCCCCGGTTGCTCGTCGTGGTCAGAAACCGCAAAATGCGCAAGCCCCGGTACAGGGGCAGACGCCGGAGCCGGAAACGAAAGAGGCCCCTGCTCCGGTACAGGACGACAAAAAACCGAATCTTGAGGACTTCTAAACATGGCATCACGCGGCGTAAATAAGGTGATTCTGGTCGGCAATCTGGGACAGGATCCCGAAGTAAGATATATGCCGTCGGGCGGGGCGGTCGCGAACATCACGATCGCCACCTCTGAGTCCTGGCGAGATAAGCAGACCGGGGAGCAAAAAGAACAAACGGAATGGCATCGCGTGGTTCTGTTCGGCAAGCTGGCGGAGATCGCCGGGGAGTACCTCAAAAAAGGCTCACAGGTCTACATTGAGGGCCAGTTACGGACGCGCAAATGGACAGACCAGCAAGGCGTCGAGAAGTACACGACGGAGGTCGTCGTGAACGTTGGCGGCACTATGCAAATGCTGGGTAGCCGGGGCGGGAATGATGGCGGCCAGTCTGGGGGGAACGGTGGCGGGCGTCAGTATTCCGGCCAGACCTCCGGCGGGAATGGCAATTCTCGCAATTCTCCGGGCCGTGGCGGGGCGCAAACGCAAAAAGGCGGGGGTAGTAGCCAAAATGCCGGACAAGGCGCTGGAGAGCCTCCTATGGACTTCGACGACGATATCCCGTTTTAACTCACTGGCCCCTCCGGGGGCCTGATCCTCCCAGGGGTCGAAGATGAAACAATGTACAGTCTGCAAAGAGCTTAAGCCGCTGGAGGCGTTCCACAGAAACCGGAGCAAAAAGGACGGGCGGGACTGCCGCTGTAGCGCCTGCAAAAACGCGAAGGGCCGGAGCTACTACCACGCCGATCCAGTGCGCAAAGAGAAGATCATCGCCAGCGTAAAGGCATACCAGGCCGGACCGGGACGCGAGCTGGCAAACGCCACAAAGTCGGCATACCACACGAGACACGCCAAAAAGCGGCGCGCTCATAATCTTGTCTATAACGCTTTAAGGCGCGGGGACCTCGTGAAAAGCCCGTGTGAGTGCTGCGGGGAGTTAAAGGTGGTAGGGCATCACGACGACTACGATCGCCCGTTAGACGTGCGCTGGCTTTGCGAGAGGCATCACAAGGAATGGCATCGGCTCCACGGGGAAGCCTTAAATCCCGATTGACGTAAATCACTAACTAATTAATAATCACGGAGACGTTAACAAATGTTGGAGCCTATGATGGCACAGAAACTTAAGCCCGTTTGCCTCGTGAAAGAAGTCCGCGAGGCGAAGGGCGTAAAACAGAAAGATTTAGCGGACGCGACGGGCATCCTCCAGCAACGTTTAAGCTGCTATGAGAACGGCCACGAGCTGCCGTCTGTAACTAACCTCTGCCGCCTGGCTATGGCGCTGGATGTTTCCATTAACGATTTGATCGAGTACGGAGTGTAACGTGGAGAATAAAGCCCAGCCCATGACCGGGGCAGATATCAAAGGCTATCGCACATTAAGCGAAGGTGATAAGCAACAAATGAATCACCTTAAGGATGTAAGCCGACACTTTATTAACCTGCTGGAAACGGCGAAAGAGTCTGGAGCGGATCTTCGCTGGATCGCTCGTGCGCGTACTGCAATGCAAGACGCTTGCATGTTCGGCTGTCGGGCGGTAGCGAAACCGGACGATGATTGTTAAACCAGAATCGAGAGACGAGAAAGGGGCCTAAGCGGCCCCTTTTTTTATGGCTACGGCCCGGAGGTGATACGCGGGCGCGTTACGATCTGCTTGTACATCCTGATCTGAGTCTCCGCCGGGACTGCCGTCTGGATAGGGTCGGCAATGTCCACGACGATCGGCTTGCCCGTATCGTCCGGCGGCGTCTGGTACGGAGGACGGACGACCGTCGTAACGAGGTCAGCGCCACCAGCGCCAGCGCCGGGGATAACGATCCGCGTACCAGGGGACAGCATCGTGGTATAGAGCCACGGGGATCCGGTACTCGTGCCGTTAGGCGTCAGCCATTGGGTGATCGACTTCTGGCCGACACTGGCGGCGAGGATCTTCGCCTGGTTCCCGGTCGGGAAGTACGCGCCAGCCTCGACGACCAGATAAGGCTTAAGCCCTACGATCCCATTAGGCCCGCCCGCCGGGTCGTTGCTGCCATAGTCATAAGTCCAGACCAGATCGCCCCGGTCAAACTCGCGGCCACACGGGAAGAAATTACCATATCCGCCGTGGGAGGTGATATCAGGGAAAAACTGCTTAGACACTCCCCCCAGCATGGCCCCCAGAGAGCCGTCAATATTGACGTACATCCGGGCCTCGACGTTACAGTTAATCATGTTGATATTGCTGTAACGGCATTTGCTCCACGCCTGCGTTACCGGGTTCAGGCTGTTCACGTTCATCATGTTCAGCACGGACTTAGTACGAATGTACTGGCCGGAGGAGGTGGTCCCGCCTGCGGAGTCGTCGCCGATCGCGTCCAGCTCCCAGAAATTCACGTTAAACATGTCGAGCTGAGTCGCCACGCCGAAGATCGTCAGCTTATAGCAGTCGATATTTTCCAGCTTAACGCGGTTGTCGTGCGGCGCACGGTTAACGCCTGCGGTCGGGTCGCCGGGGTCGGCTGCTACCGGGCAGTAAACGCGGCCAGTTTTCGTCTTAACGTTGCGGATCGTGTAGTTGCGCGGCGCGGACTGGCGAGGCGGTCCCCATTCCATATGGATGATTCGCAGATCGTGGACGTCGGTCGTCGCGTTGCCTACGGGTTCCCCGGTCACGCCGTCGATCACGAAGTCTTTACAGCCCGACGTGTAGATCCCGGCGGTGGTGATGCCCGTCCCGATCGACTTGTTAACGTTCGGATTTACGCAAACATTCTCGATCACGAAGTCGCGGCCCATTTCAACGTGAATACACTGTTTACAGTCATTAACGAGGACGTTACGGACGGTAAAGTTTCGCGCGTAGTTTTCATCAGGCAGATCCCAGCCGTAAGGGCCTTTCCCTGCGATACCGATCCCCAGGCCCCAGTTAGAGGCGAAGTTGCCGGGGTTAATCCCGTCGATGTTGTCGAGGAGGATATTCTCGATCACGCATCCATTTTCGAAACATTGATGGACCACGTTAAGCTCGATCCCGTCGCCCTGCATGTTGACGAAAGCGAGGTTGCGGAAGATACCGCGCGACATAAACGCATTCCCGCCCTGGTGAATGATGCCGTTATAGCCATTGGTAAACAGACAGCCGTCGATCTCGATCGTGCCGAAAAGCTGCGGGCCGCCCGATTGTACGCCCTGGATGTTGATATGGCTGTTATTGCTGCCGCCGGGGATCCCGTCGTACCAGCAATCGAACATCCTCACGTCGCCGCCGTCATGGCGCATACGGTGGCCGTTACGGCCATTAACGCCGCGTAGGGTGGTATTCTGACACCACATCGAACGACCGCGCCACGTACCGCCGATAACCTCACAATTCACGAAGCGGGGATCATTGCCCGTCAGCGTCCAGTCACCGCCAAAAATGCGGATATTGGAGGCGGTCAGGATCCCGTTAGTGGTCCCCTTCCAGCCGTCCGCCCGGACGTCGAGGCCGTTCGCGCTGGCGTAGTCAAACATGGCCTGTAAAGCTGCCGTTACAGTTGCGTAAGGTGCTTTGCCGACGAAGTTCCACGGCGTCACGTAGCCGTTTAGCTGCTCCTGCACATTGCCGACGGGTGTCCCGACGTACTTCGCCCCGTTCTGGGACAGAAGCAAATTCCACATCTGGACGGGATCATATTTAAAGAGATTGGAAAAGGTGAAGATCACGACGTCGTTTTGGTCTGCGACGACCATAGACGACTCAATTTTGGTGATCAGCTTGACCACTTGACCATTCCAGACCGGGAAGCCTGCGACGTTCGTCCGCACGGGTTGCGGGATAGGCGTCAGGGTCCCGTCCTCGTTCTCGACGTAGACCTGGACCTGGTTCGCCGGATTCGTGGGATCCGTGTCGGCCTTTCCCGCGTAGATCTTCCCGTTCGCCAGCGCGGCGAAACGGTCGTTGCGAAAGAAAGGTTGCGACGGCATTCCCAGATTGGAAAAGACCTCAAGATCTGCCATGTATCGCTCCATTGAAAAGGGGGCTTGTCGCCCCCGTTGTTATTGGTTTACCGCCTGCGGCGTCGTGCTGGCCGGAGCTGCTCCCGGTGCGGCGGCTGCACTTGCTCCGCTGCCGGAGAAGTACCCCACGATCCCCGCCCGGTTAACTGCGGCTTGCTCCTCCGGGGACATTGCCGCGAAAAGCTCACGCCACTGGGCGGAATTTGCCATTTCTCGCTCGGCCTCGGTCACAAAGCGACGGCCCGCCGGGGAGAGGCGTCCGCTACTCTGAGCCGCTGCGGCCTGCATAAGTTTATTAAATGCGCCGCTAGAAAGCACGTTATCAGCAAGGACCGATCGAGGGACTCGGTTAGCACGGGCGATCCCCTGAGCTGCGGAGAGGGCGGCGTTAGCTGCCGGGCCTCCAGCCAGATAGGCGGCGGTATGCTTGCCGATCCACCCAGCCGCGCCGTAGAGCTTGGACAGCGGGCCGCCAGCTCCAGGATCGTCGAAGCGCTTCACGAAGTCATTGATCGCCCCGGTGGTCGTGGTCAGACGCTTGGCGCGATCGATACCCTGAGCCACGCGGTAAATCTGCATAAAGCGGACGCGCTGCTCTCGCGGTAAATGCTTCATAACGTTACCCAGAGTGCCGTTAGCCTGCGCGGTCTTGTACCAGTCAACGAAGCCCGGCAAAGCGAAGGTATCGCGCGCGCTACGCGCGCCCAGAGTACGCTCCAGCGCGTTAGCCACTACCTCGCCTTTGAGGCTCTCCGGGGTGGCCGCCATCAGTCGATCCCAGTCGCGGGCGTTGCCGCCTTTTTTGCCCAGGTTGAGGATCGCCGTCTGCACCTTGCCAGTGATCGAGCCGTCGAGGTTCTCGCCCAGCGTTTTCATTGCGATCGTTTCCAGGTCCTTACGACGCTTAACGAGCTGTTTCCCCACGTTCCAGTCGTCCGCCGCGCCATACTGGGCCGCGACTCGCTCCTGGTCGTCAGTAAGGCGCGCATAAAGCCGCGCGAGCTGCGCCGGGGTTTCGTCCTTAAATACGCCTTGCTTCTGGTTCAGCGCCTGGCCCACCTGCTTACGCAACGTATCAATGCGCGCATAGGTCGGCGTAGTCGATACGGCCTGATCAGGTAAGCCAGTGACCGGATCCACCTTGCCGGGCTTCGGAGCCATCCAGTCGAGCGCCTTACGCTCTGCGGCGGACATATACGCCTCGCCGCCCAGCTCGTCCGCGCGCGCCGTCAGATAATCGACGGTGCTCGTCGGGTTAACGGGCGCATTGTTCGGGATCTTCGCGCCGATCTTGTTGTAAACATCATCGGCCTGTTTCCCCAGATCGTCGATAATGGCGCGGGTGCGGGTCGTGAATGCCTGATCCAGCGTCTGCGCGTTCATGCTCCCCATGCTGTCGATCAGCTCGTCCGCTTTCCCGGCCAGACGTCCGATCCCTTCGAGCTGCTGAGTCTCCAGGTTAGAGCCTTTGCGGCTGGCGAGCTGCTGGACCGTCATACGAAATTCAGGATCCCGCGCATACGCCGCCGGGGTGAGAGAATCGGCGATCCCCAGCTCCTGAGCGGCGCGCATAACCTTGCGATCGACGTCGGCCATGTTGGCAAGATCCATCATGTCCTCGGACGCCTTGAGCGGCTGGCCTGCCGGACTTACGACGGGCTGGCCGTTCTCGCCTGCTACCTGTCGGTCCGGCGTCAGCCTAAACTTGCTCTGGTCACGGGCCACAGCGTCGGAAATTCCCGCCTCCGTCGTGGGCGGAATATCCCCGGCTCCACGGCCAGCGGCTGCGCCAGCATCGCCAGCCCCTGCACCAGCGGCCCCCAGGTCCTCCCAGACGCCCTTAGCCGTATTCCACAGCTTACTCCCCCCACCAATGACAGCACGGCCCAGCGCCTCACCTGCGGGCGCTAGTGCGATGTTCGTCAGCGTCTCCTCCGGGTCGCCACGGCCAGCCGCGATAGATCCGGGAACGGCACGAGCCGCCGGAGCTGCGATCCACTTCTGGATCCCGTCTGCGACGCGGGTTAATACGCCCGCCGCCTCCGGGCTGGCGCGCTCTGCGAGTCCCATCAGCTCCGTAGCTGCTTTGGCCTTACCTGCGGACGGCAACGGCGCGAGGAGGTCCCCGATCAGGGTCCCGATCTGCGCGTATTTGTCGGTAGGCGGTTCGAAGCCGGGGATCGTCCCCGGCGGGATGTTCGGCGCTTGCGTGTCCTGGTCAACGATACCCAGCGACTTACCCGCATCCGTGGCCGCGTTGGAAACCATATTGACCAGCGAGATCGGCGTGTTGAGGAGGTCGATCCCGGTCTGGACGATACCGCGCCCGCCCTGGTCGAGAGCGTGGAGCGCGGTCTGGCCTAACTGTTCCCAGTTTTGGGCTGCTTGTTCGTTGGGATCGACGGATCCAGGGGCCTGTCCGGCTTGATCAGCGCTGCCCGGCTCTCCGTTACCGTTCGGCGCTGCCGCCCCTCGTGCGACATTAGATCCCGCTTGATTAGGTACATTGCCAGCGGGGACGGCTGCGACTTGCTGATCGGCCCCTCCGGCTCCGGCGGTTGCGCCATTTTCTCCAGCTCCGGCGGTAAAGGTTCCTGCTTCGTCGAACTGGTCGAAAAAGTTACCAGAAGATTTAGAGCCATTCCGGCGGGCGCTGGTTGCGCGCTGAATAGGTTCGCCGCTATCGCCAGCCCCTCGACCAGTCCACTCGTTAAAACGTTCATCCACATATTGACGCCCCTCCGGGCCGGGGGTTGCCTGGCCCGCCAGTTGTTTGTCTACGTTGCCGGGGCCGTCGTGGTAAGCCTGGAGCGCAAGGCCCCAGTCTCCGTAGCGCTGGTACATCTGGGACAGGTACTGCGCCCCGGCGTCAGCCTGGAGCGCCGGATCGCTTTTGAGGGCGTTCCAGTCGTAACCCATATCCTCCGCCGTGCCTTTCATGACCTGCGTTAAACCGTGCGCGCCTTTGCTGGAGACGGCGGACGTAGGATCCGCCGTGCCGCCCGTTTCCTTGCTCGCGAGTGCCGTCATGATGCCAGCGGGTAGGCCCCATCGTGCCCCGGCGCTCTCCAGTAAATCAGAATACCCGCCGCCAGACGATCCCGCTTGCGAAGGAATCTGATTAGGGAGCGCCGTCGCATTTTTAGGCATGTTCTGATCAAACTGGTCGAAGAAATTCGCCATTTAAAGCCCCTCCGGTAAAAATCCGAATTTTGCCTTAAATTGCTCTTTACGGGTAGGGGTAGGCTCCGCATAAAGTGCGTCGATCGCCGCCTGCGCATTTTGAACGGGCATCCCCCCAGCCGAAAGCTGGCCGACTGCTGCCGTCTTGTTGTCGTCGATCGCAATGTCGCGCTTGTACGCTTCGACGCGCCCGCCCTGCGACTTCTCGATCGCGTCCTTGCCTTTGCTGAGGGCGTCAACGTAGCGCTGCATGACGTCTTTAAGCTGCTGCTCGCTCATGGTTTTAGGGTCGGCATTAATCAGCGCCTGAGCTGCGGCGCGGCCCTCCTGCTCGGTTACGGGTCCAGTACCGCGCAAAGCCTGAATACCCGCGACGCGGGCCTGGTCTTTCATCTGGTTAAGCTGGTTCATGATTTCCGCCGTAGCGTCACCCCCACCAGTGGCCGCACTCCATGCCCTGTTACCCAGACCATTGATCCCGGTCACGAAGCCCAGATCCTTACGCTGCAAAAGGCGGTTAGCCTGGTCGATCGCGGTATCGATCGGCGCGAGCGTGGTCTGGTACGTCTGGAGAAAGTCGCGTTTCGTGTTGAGCTGGTCGGCCTGCATCTTGCTTTGTTGCTGGACCAGTTTCGAGCGCTCAATGTCGTTTTTCTCCTGCGCGATCCGGGTGTTAAGTCGCTCGTTCTGGAGGCCAATATAGCGGAGGTTTCGGTCCGCCGCGTTGCTGGCCGCCGTGAGATCCTGCCCCCTGATCGTGGTCTGGTTTTTCATCGTCTCTTTGGCGTAGTCCAGTTGGTCCTTGCTGGTATTGCTCGCCAGGTGGAGCGCCTGCACGGAGCGACGGAAGCCGTCCGGGTCGGTCGCTGCGGCCTGATAGGCTTTCTGCGGGTCGATACCCAGCGCCTTAAGCGCGTCCGCGTTCTGCTGGACAAACTGCTGGGCCTGCTCCGGCCCCTGCGAGAGAGCGACGTCCGCCTGGCTGGCGAGCTGCGCGCCCTGCTGCTGGCGGATCCCGTCCATCATGCCCAGGCGCTTTTGGAGCGCCTCGATCTGGTTCGGGTACTTGTACGCCAGCGCCTGCAATTTCGACGGATCACCCTGCGCGGCCTGCCAGTCAACATTGAATTGCTTCATTTGCTCCTGTTGCTGCTGGGCGGCCTGCATTGCCATTCCCTGCTGTCGGTTCTGGATCGCCGCTGCGGTGTTCTGCTGGATCTGGCCGTAGTTGTTTAGCGTGTCCTGCGCGCCCTGCTGAATGATCCCGATATTCTGCGCGAAGGATCCAACGTTGGGATCAGTGCCGAAAATAGCCATTAGATAAAGCTCCCGAACATATTACCGAACATGGAGGCCCCGGTGTTCATATCCTGCGCCACGCCCTGGTTAAGCGCGTTCTGGCTGTAGCCTGCCACCTGCCACGGCAAGGCCGCTTTAGCCGCGTTTACGTTGCCTTTCTGGCCCTGTAGCGCGTTAAGGGCGTTGGTCCCTTGTGCCGCTGCTGCGGACTGCGCGCCAGCGCCGGACAGGCCCACGTTAACCAGGCCCATAAGCTGGTTATACATGTCTTGCTGCTGCGCCGTCATTTGCGCGAGGTAGTTCTGGCCCAGCGTCGGCGCGATGGTGGTCAGGGAGTTGGCCGTGGCCGCCCCGCCTAAGTTGCCCGTAGCCTCTGCGCTGGCTAACAGGGAGTTACGCGCCTGGCCCTCGGCCATCTTGTACTCGTTGCCGTTGTAATACTGCTGGAGCGTTTTCTCCCGATCGATCGGCTGGCCCGCCAGTGCGATCAGGTCAGGGAGTGCGCCCGTCCCTGCTTCACGGAAAGGCGAGAGCCACGCGTCCTGTCGGTTCATCAGGTCGCGCTGCCAGTCCATCTGTTTATCGAGGCTCTTTTGTTGCTGCTTTGCCGCCTTATTAGCGCCAATGCCGCCTAAGATGCCTCCGACGGCGTTACCGACGCCGCTAACAATTCCGCCCATTGGGTGGCCTCCTCATGAAAATCATTTGCACTTTTTGCCCGGTGATCAATTCTACTTGCTGCGGGTCGCTTTCAACAAATCCAAAGCGGCGCAAACAATTTCGGACGCCCTCGTGACCTGGGAGGATCGGCGCTCGGATCGGGACGCTGCCAAACTTCGCCATAAAGTCCGCCAGCGCCTCCCTAACGTACTTTCGGAAGCCGGGACGCATTGCCATATGCCCGTCCAGACCGCCCTCCTCGTTGGCGTTGATGGCGAATATGCCGCACTCTCCCCATAGCCAGTAAGTGCATACATCGTTTTCCGGCCATTCAGGGACGCCCCACGCTCGCATAAGGGCCGCGCCGTAGTCCTCCGGGGTCTGCCTTAAGCCGATCACGTCCCGGCCATCCCGTGCGACATAACGAGCGCCACCAGCGCCGCGATCACCTGGCGAGCCTCCACCAGCCCGTCCGCGAGCGCCTGGATCTCCGCTTGCGAGTACGTCGCCCCGGCGGCGTAAGCCGCGTTACCATTGATCGCCCCCTTTTTTAGCGCCCCGGTCGGGGACGTCCAGCCCGTTTGACGGCCTCCCATTACCTTGATGTTGTTCACGCGGATCTCGGTCCCGATCGAGAGAGGTCCGTCCATTACCTGGAGCGCGTCCTCATTTAGTTTAACTACGTTATTATTAATGGTGATAATGGAGCCGTTAAGGTTATCGATCTCGCCGTTAATCTGGGAGATCTGGCCCTGCTGGTCGGTCAGCGCGGCGTCCTGCTGGTCGTTGCGGATCCTTTGCTGCTCTGCGACCTGAAACGCGTCGGAGGCATCACTCCCGGCCTGATCTGCGGCGCTGCCTGCGCTGGCAGTAACTCCCCCCAGGCGGGTAAGCCAGTCCTTAAAAGCGACGGACGTCCCCGGCGGGAGGCTGCTTAAGTTGAGCTGCTGGATAAGGAATTTAGTATCAGCCATGAGGCCCCCATTAGCTTACGCGGACGCGCGCACGGGACAGCGTGGCAGGCGTAGCGCCTACGGTGCGGATCTTGAATCCAATCACGGTCCGGCAACGTCCGACCTTGTGCAAAATAACGCGTTTTAGCCACTGCTGCGGCGTGTTGTAGTCGATCAGGATCTCCTGTCCGAATACGCTCCCGTCCTCCGTGGCACTGATCCACATCCGGCTCGTTACGCTGTCGCCGCCCACGCTGGCGTCGATCTCGAAGTCGCTTAACATCATGCCCGTAAACGGCATCAGCGGCGTATAGAGGACGATCTCCTGGTCTGCCCCGTACTGCGCGCAAGTGGTCATATCAAACGCGCCCATGACCGCCAGCGTCTTGTCCCCGACCGTTACGCGGTTCCCCTCGTTAACGTAGTCGATCGCGCGGTGCGGTCCGCTGGCATTTTGTACGCCCGTTTTAATGATCGTCCAGACCGGGAGGCCCTGCGCCTGGCTAACCGGGTGATCGTAAACGAGCGTTTGATCCGGTAAGTGGACAATAAGCAATTTATGGCTTTCAAAGCTGATCGCCTCCAGTCGCGTTTGTTGGAGCTGGGCCACGGTGTACCCGGCCAGAATCTTTTTAACCTGCACGGAGGCCAGATCAGACCAGTCGCCGCCGCCGGGGTTCATCAGCGCGATCGTGTACTCGCCCACGAAAGGCGACGTAAGAAATGCGAAGCTGTTCAGGTACTGGCATACGGTTTCACGGCCCAGCGTCCCGGCCTCGACGGTGTAGGAGGGCTGATTCGCGTAAACGTTCTGGGCGTCCCCGGTCAGGCCGAAAAACTCGATCGAGGCGGTCCCGAAACAAATCACGTAATCGCGCCACGCCCTGATCGCCACGATGCCGTCCGGCATGGACTCCGCACGATAGAACGGCGCGATCTTGTCCGGGTGGCTCTCGTCCTCCAGCGAGGAGATCCAGAAAGTGTCCGAATTTTTCACGCTGAAAATGTAGCGCTGGCGGAGGTGGCAAACATCGTTAATGTCGCCCCAGGTGAATTGCGGGTTGTTAACGCCAGTCCCGGAGTCCAGCGGCCAGTTACTAAACGTCTTGCGGGTCCCGTCGTAGCGGTAGAGTAAGAGCTGGTTTCCGGTCACGACGCCCTGAGAATCGCGGCTATGGGCCATAGGAGTACGATCCTCGCCGTTGACGTCGCCAACCTCCACGCCTGCGTTATACAGCTTGCCGCCCATTACCCTATAAGCGGAGTTCGAAACCGTGTTCCAGTCGGAGCCACGGGACAGGCCCGCCACGTCCGCGACTTTCTTAAGCCCCGGCATCATGCGCATATAGCCGTTACCGCCCTTAATCTGGCGAGCAATGGCGAGCATGTTCTCCGGTAGCCGGGTGATCCAGTCGAAGTCCGTCCGGCTGCGGCCATCACCGAAAACGATCGGCAGGTTAACGACCTGCCCGCGTTGCGCATAAGCTCCCATGCTCGCCCCTTAGTTGGCCGTGTCGTCGTCGTAAAAGCGGCTATGCGCCCAGGTCGATTGATTCCCCGCTCCGGTCGGCATGTCGTTACGGCGTTTGAGCGTCGGCACTTCGTAGAATGCCACCTTAATGTCGTCCCATTTCTCCTTAAGGAGCGCCCGGACGTCTGCGGGGAGTTCCATCTGGTTATCGATCAGCATCCTTTGTGCCATCTTGAGCGCGATCGCCTCCAGCGTCCACAGCTCCAGACCGGAGTCCTCGTTACCATCGGGGATCCCGTCGGAGTTGGTGGTGAAGATGTACGGAAAATTCAGGTTATCCTTGATACACTCCGCCATAAAAGCCTCTAAATCAGTCAGCCCGTCAACGACGGACTGCTGATCGGCAATTAGGAGGGTTGCAGTCGAGGACAGGCCCGCACGGCGTAACGCCTGGTTAACGATCCTGATCTTCTGCAACGTCGCCATTATTTTTTCCCTTTCGCCTTAGTGTCCACTTTCTGGCCGTCTACTTTCTGGCCGTCTTTTTTGCCGTCGTCCGCTTTGGCGTCGTCCTTCGGCTCGTCTTTCTTCGGCTCCACTTTCACGCCGTCCGGCTGTTCAGAAGCGACGATCGTCTCCCCTTCGGTGTGGACCTGATCGCCCACCAGTTTCTCGTCCTCCGGGGTCGGTGCTGCGGCTGCGGGGACGACCTGAGCCTGGCCCTCTGCCACCTGCACGGCGTCCAGTTTAAGGCGTTGCTCCTCGATCTCCTGCTCCGCCTGGGTGGATTTCTGTTCGCGGCTGGCGCGCTCGGCTTCCTTCTGCTTCGCCTCCTCGATCGCTTCGTCCAGGATGTGGATCTTGTTCGGGTGATCCACCCAGAGGCCGGACTCCAGACGCTTTTCGGCTTCCAGCGCCGGGAAAATAGCATAGTGGACGAGGTGCGGACCGCAACGGACGGCAGTCAGGCGGATCGCTTCGGTGATGATGTTCGGGCGGGTGTAGATCATTTGTTCGTAGGACATTGGAGACACTCCTCTGGTTAGTTAACGGGACAAGTATAAGCGAAAAAAAAGGGGCCACAAAGGCCCCCTTTCTCATATTGCCGCGCCAGCTTACGCGGGCTGCTTCGGCAGTAACAGCCCCACATATTCCGGGACCAGTACGGACACGCCGTAAAGCGTGGTAAAACGAGCCGTACACACGCCCGCGATGTGGTTGAAGTCCCAGGACATGATCAGGGTAGCGCCGTTCTTCGTGCGGCTACGCATGACTTTAGGCCCCATGTCGGACGGGAATGCCAGGTTGCCGAACATGAGTTCTACGGAGCCGTCGGCCCATGCCAGGTTTCCGTTAGCGGCCACTTTGTTGATCACGGTGATAGCCGCGCCGCTTGCTGCGTTGGCGTCAACGTTAGCATACGGACGAGACGGCAGATCCGCGTTATTGACCGGGAGGATCTGCGGGGTGATCGTGATGTTGTTGCCGGAAACGTCCAGGACGCGGAACGTCTGGAGCTGGTCGGTCGTGTCCTTGCTGATCATATGGACGGAGTGAACGCCCGCGATCGTGAACGCGTCGCCCGTTTCCAGACCGTGACCAGCGGAAACGGCGATGATGCCCTGGCGGTTATCGATCGGGACGTCGTTCGCGTTTTTGGACTGGACTTTGTGCGCCGGGGCTGCGGTCAGGGTGATCGCGCCAGTCGGGCCAGCGCCTACGCGCGGAGCCAGATCGACCTTATACGCGTCAAAGCTCGCGATATCCGGGATTTTCGCCTTTTCGAAAGCGCTCTGGTTGATGCCTGCGGAGTACGCACGGCCCGCCAGCTCGCCCGCGATATCTTTGTAAGAGAACGGCTCTACAAAGGCGCGGCGAGGGACGCCCATCGGGATCCCGATAGAGGTCATTTTCGCGTCCAGGGTCGCGAAACCGTTCCACAGGTCTTTACCCAGCGTACCCGTAGAGTTATCGCCTACGGTTGCGACCTGAGTCGCGTAACGGCCTGCGGTGTTCGCCACGTCAGAATCGATCTGAGCGGCCAGACGCAGGGCAGCGGCGCGGCCCATTTCTTTCATGTACTCCGGGCGACGCATTTCGCGCGCGTCCAGTTTCCACAGGACGTTCTGAGGCTCTTTGAACGCAGACGGGACCAGACGCTCCACGATATCGGTCGGCTGTTTGGAGGTCAGATCCAGACCTTCGACGATATCAGCGTGGTAACGCTGCGGGCGATAGATGACGTCACCTGCTTTCTGCATGGTTTCATCATCCGGGCGGTATTTGGAGGCGTTGTTAGACATTACGCAGGCAGCGTCAAAGCTCTCTACGTACTCCTCCCACATAATTTCTACTTGCTTTGCTACCTGGTTAGCCATTCTCTGTTTCTCCAACCGATGGGCGAATAGGGTTTAGTCTTTCTTCTCTAACTTTGCTTTCAGCTCAAAATATGCGTCCCAGTTGCCGGAGCTGCGCGCTTTTTCCTTCGCTGCTTCGAGCTGGCCGATATTTTTAGCGCCGCCGTTGCCTTTCACCTGCGGAGCGCCGTTAACGTCTTTCTTCGCTCTCGGCGCGGTCCCTGCTCGGCGATCAATGTCGGCGATCAGGTAGCCCAGGCGAATATGGTCGTTATTATAGGCGTCCTCGATCTCTTGTCGCAATTTTTCGTTACGCGCAAGAGCCATAACGGTAAGGGTAGGCTTTTGACTGTTCAGAAGCAAAGCGGCTTGCAGCGGCTCCGGCAGGGACGACACGATCTCCTCTGCCTGCTCATAGCCTGCGAATTTCTTCACGGCCACGGCGCGATCCTGCTTGTACACTTCGCCGCGCTCCTGGATACGCGTCTGGAATTGCTCGGCCTTAGCCTGCTGGGTTTTCTGGTGAGCTTCGGCCTCGGCCTTTTGCTCATACCATTTGTCCATCGCCTCGGCCAGTTTGCCCTCGTCCCAGTCGATCCCCTCGTCGCCTAACTGCGGCTTAGGCGGCAGATTGTCGAGACTGGTCGCGGGCTTGTGTTCGGTCTGGGTGGATTTCTGTTTGAGCTGGCGGGACTGCTCGCGGAGCTGCGCGCGTAATTTCTTCACCAGCTCGGAGTCGTTCGCGCCGTCCTCTACCTCGTCAGGATCCGCCAGGGGCTGGCCGTCGAAGGTAAACTCCTCTCCCTCGTCCTCGCCGTTCGGATCGTCGGTGGTGGTGCGCTGGCGCTCCGGGTTGTCGTCGTCGTTCGGATCACCTTCGCCGCGCTCGCCATTGTCGCCAGGATCGGAGTCGTCGGTGGTGGTTTCTGCGGTCTGTTCAGCCGCTCCGCCGCCAGCGTCGCCGCCCTGAGTGCCGTCGTCAAAGGCTGCGTAGTATTTTAACCATGCGTTACGAAATTTCATTGTAGATCCCCGTTTTGTTGCATACGCGATGTATTTCGCCCATCGGTGGCGGGGATAAGTGTAAGAGAAGTTTTACATCATATGCAAGGGGGAAAGGTTTAAGGCCGATCCCCCCAGAGGTGGCGGGCTAATTTGTGGCTATCAGAAAGGGATATCAAGCGGCTTGTCGTTGTTGGCCGGAGGAACGATCTCGGCGTCCTCCACGTCCTCCGCTTTGCGCGGGTTCACTTCGCGAGCTGCGTCCGCTGCGGCCACAAAATCGCCCTCCAGCGGCCCCTTGTAGGTCAGTTGTTTAATGCTGGCGATATCTGCGAGGAGCTTCGACTCTGCCACCACGAAGTCGGCGCGGAGTTTCTGGAGTCCGGCTTCCATGATCGGGAGGCTGATCTCTGCCTGCTCCTCGGCGGTCGGCATGGTGTAATCAATATCGATCTCGATCTCTTTTAACAAGACGTAAGCCGCATTTTTGCCGCCTGAATTAATATGCTCCTGGACGCCCCAGATCGCGCCGTAATCGTAACTTTCCACGGACACGGATCCGCGCTTGTCGCCGCCCTGGCTACCTTCGGCCACGCAAAGGCAAACGTACATTGTTTTTTTGATAGTTGGCATTGTCTCTTATCCTCTTTGGGGTGGGGCGGGACGATGCCCGCCGCCGGGGTTATTTGTTGCGAGCGCCGATCATGCCCTGCCACATGAAAACGACGGTATCAGATAACAGCTCTTTGGCCTCCTCCTCGCTCATTTGCTCGTAGAGGCTATCGAGCGCGCCGGGTAGCTGCTCCCATAGTGCCTTTTGCCCTTCCTCCACCTGCGCCGCCGTCGGCTGGAGCTGGACCTCGATCGGGGAGGGTTCAGTGTCGCCGGACTTGACGCGGGGGTGAGCGTTAGCCATGAGGGACTCGGCCTGCATACCCACCAGCGCGAACGCCGTCGCCAGTGCCGCCAGATCCTCCTCGGTCGGCTGCTGGATAAACATCTGGGCCAGGCGGGCCTCCATAGTGCGGACCTTATCGCCGATCCCGTTCTCGTCGCACTCGGCCAGAATGATCGCGCGCGCTGCTTTTACTTGATCCATTGTTAACTCCTGATAATTTCGAATGCTTGCACCTGGTTAGTGCGATAACTGCCATGATTGCAGGCGTAACCGTCTTTGCTGTCCGGGCCATCAGTCCAGAGATCCTCATCACAAAGCGGGGTAAAGTGTCCGGCTTCTCGGTGAGCGCTATCCTTAAAAAATCCCAGGGTATAGCGATAAATCTCCAGGGTGTACTCCTCCACCTCGTAGCCAGTACCCCACCACATAGGGCGGATCCATCTTATCCGATCGCCTGGTTTTGGTTCGTTACCCATAAGCTCCTCTCGTCGGTGAATGCCCCGGCGGTCCGGGGCGTTGTGGTTATGCGTTGCCCTGCGCCTGAGCGGCCAGGAGCTGGATAATCGGCTCCACGTCGGCCTCCGCCGCCGGGATAGGCAGGTCAACCACGCCGCGCGGGTTGCCTCTGGAAATGTGGAATTTCCAGATCGCCATCACGTCGTCCAGCGAGTAGCCCGCCAGGATCTCTTCGTGGATCTTCTGCGCGCCGTTGGTTTCGTTAAACTCCAGGACCTGATCAACGGTCGGCATCTGGTTCCCGAATTTCGCCATTGTGCGGGCCATGACGACCACGCCGACGCCACGGGACAGGAAGGTGTTACCCTGCTCGCCGCCGGAAACCATCACGGCGATCTCCGGCTCGTCGGTGTTCGGGTGGTAGGCAAGGGCGAGGGTAACGAAGCCGCCGCGCGGGGTGACTTCGAAAACGCGAGCTGCTTGGGTGGTGGTGATCTCTTTCATGGTGTCCTCTCTCAGTTAATCACGATAGCGTGATGTTGTGTGAGAAAGAATAGCCCGGACGTACCGGGCTGTAAAGTGTTTTTTTACTGCTTTCGTTAAAATTATTGTGCGGCACGTTCCAGGGTGCTGTCGGCCTGCTGCTGCGCCTGGCGCTCGGCCAGTTGCTGCGCTGCGCGGTCGCTCTGGATCTGGTGGCCCTGCCCGACGGATTTCAGGAACAAGTCGGCCTGTTTGTGCGCGTCCTGGCTCTGGGCCGTGACGTACTTCTGGAGGATGGCAACGGCGGCCATTAGCTGATCCTGCGGGATAGCTGCGGCCTCGGCCATCGTCTTGACGGTCTGCGCCTGCTTGAGCTGGCCGTCTGCCTGCGTCCCCTGCGCCTTGAGCTGCAATTCTAAACGCTTGTTGTCCTGCTCCATAACGGCGGCCTTGCCCTGGTCTGCCACGCCCTGCGCTGCGACCATCTGCGCGTCCGGCTGGTCCTGCTGGCTCTGCTGGGCCTGCGCTACCATCTGTTTTTCCTCGTCCGTCTGCGGCTTCACAATGCCGGAGAGTAAGAGCTGGTTGCGGGTGTACTCTTTGAAGTCCTGGAGGCCCTCGCCGTCCATGTTCGCGATGATCAGGCTCATGACGATCGTCGCGTTAGGGTCGCCCGGTTGCATGGTCGCTAACAGGTTAGTCAGGCTGCGGACAGTCTGCTGGCGTCGCGTCTGGGAGGACTCGCCGACGTCGGCCACGATCTCATATTTGCCGCGCTTGAGGTCGTTAATCGCGATCACTTCCTTCGTCTCGCGATCGACAACCTTCCCGGTCATTAATACGAGGTCGTCGCTCCCGTCCTCCTGCTGGATCCTCACGTAAGACTCGGAGCCGTAAACCTTGCGAGCGGCGGACAGGTAGACGCGGCCACAATGGCGCAACGTCTTAGCCAGGTTGTCCATGTAGAGCGCGCCCTGGCCGTCCATGCGCGCGAAAATTGCCTCCACGGTTTCAGTCGCCAGATTCGACGGCAGCGCTTCGAGCTGGGAGGATCCGACAATCTGCTGGATAGTCGCCCCGGTGTACTGGAGAACGGCAGCGAGCGCCGGAGAGAGCGGAGTCGCCGGAGTATAGCCCAGCGGTCCGGCCTGCTGGACGACCTCACCAGACGCATTACGGAGCGATTTAGCGGGCAGGTATGCGGGGCGCTTCGTGTTTCGATCCCCCCAGGCGTTGGCGAGATTTCCGGGGATCATGTCGATATCCATGATCGGGATGTTGTCGCCGCCTGCCTGCGCGGCCTGGTCGGCCATCATGGACACGATCAGGTTTTCCAGACGCTGGGCGTCCATCGCGAGCGTGGCGTGGCCCATCACGCGCTCCTGGTTGTCGATAAACGAGCGGCGCGCGTTGAAGATAAAGACCGGGATCCATTCGAACGGGATCAGCTTCGGCTCCTCGATCCACTCCCCGCCGGAAAACAGACCGCAATAGACCTTACGACGTTTGACACGGCGATCCTTGAGCTTTTTCCAGCCTGCGGCCTTAAGCTCGTCGAAAACCTGCTCCATGTCGTCCTCGTCGTAAACCTCCGTTTCCCCGGTGAGCGGGTTCTGGTAGGAGATCACGGTGGTGTCCTCGATCTTCACCTCGTAGTAACGGGCGATATAAATCGCGTCTTTAGAGGCCCAGTCAAACCATTTGCCCGTGTTCAGCTCCATGAGGTCCTCCGGGGCCATCGCGTCCGGGTAACGCTCCTCGTACTTCTCCGGGGTCATGCTGAATAGCTCGGCCATCCACATAGCATCACTGCGATCGTACATTTTGGAGTCAGGATCGACAAAGAGGCACGAGGCCGGATCGTAGATCGGGTAAAAGACGATATGACGCTCCTCATTGTCGGGATCAAATTCGTCCTCCAGCTCCGTGTCCATGCGAAACGCGCCCATCCCGCCGTCGATGCCGTCGCCGTAAGTGTTATCGACGGACTCCGGCCCGTTGCTCTCGTTGTAGTCGGCGCGGAATTTGCCGTTTAGCTTGTCGGCCAGCTCCTCGGATGCCTTTTCGTCCTTCGGACGGAATACCACGGAGACACGGTTAAGGCGGTAATCGGTGATCAGGCGGTCGCACTCGCGGGCCACTTTGTTAAGTTCGAATCGAGGGTATTTCTCGAATCGTTCATCATCCATCGCAAAGCCGGAGTTGGTCGATCCTTCCCACTGCGCGCCCGGAATACGGACAAAGCGCTGGGTTTCGATCATTTTCTTGCGGCTTTGCTCCTCGCTGGCGATCGTCTGGCTCAGGCGCTTGCGCGCCGTCTCATGCCAGTTCTGGGCCGATTTGGTGACTCGTGCCATTGTGTTCTCCGTGGGTGTCAGTAGTTGCTCGGCACATTATAGCCGTGATAGTCGTCGTTTTTCACGCGCTCCGGCGGCTGCATCAACATGCAAAGCACGTCGGCCATGCCTGGCGATTTCATTTTGAGCTTGGTCCGCATCTGCGGCTTAGGCATACGGGCAAACTTGCCATTGGTGTTGTATACGCGCGGAATACGGCAGACCTCGGCGCGTAACTTCTGCATATGCTCCCCGATCCCGGCCTTGTCCAGACTGATCAGCTCCTCCGGGTTGTGGTAGATGCCCTTAACCACGGCCTCGTAAGTCTTTTCAAAGCGACGGCGTAACAGGTAGATATCCTGGCTTCCCCTGTTCGCAAAAGCATCAACATTTTTCAGGAGGTTGTCGCCCTCGGTCTTGTTATTGAGCCAGTGATCCAGCTCCACCAGCCCGTCCGGGTCTTTGACGCCCTCCCCGGCGTTGTAGCCGTCCACGATAACGTTAGTCCCGGCGTAAGCCTCCGTTACCTGGCGACGCAGGCCAGCGCCCAGCCCTGCCCGGTCCCACACAAACGCCTCGACGCCGTGGATCTTCGCCTCGCCGATCGCCCGGTCTACTGCGTCGTTAGCGTCGCCCTCGTACCACTCGGACATATGGGTGACGACTGGCCCCTGGCGCTCGCCATAGGCTTTGTTATCGGTCCCGACGTCCGCCGGGTCGAGTGCTGCGATCCTCATGCCGGACGGTTTAAAGCCTAAATGCAAATGAGCGTCGATCGCGGCATCAAACCATTCAGCCGGGATAATGGCATCCGGCACGGAGTCATTGAAATGACCTTCCCAGACGTGATCGAACAAGGCGCGGGAGAGGGTTTTCCGGTCAAACTCCATTTCTGCGCGGAGTTCGGGCGGAAACCACGGGTTATCCGACCAGTTGACGCGGATAACCAGGTGGAGATCGTCCTCATAGATGCCGTCGCGGAGTAGATCCTCCCAGAATGGATTGATAAATCGCTTGCTGAATGGGTCCTCACTGGATCCGGGGTTGGCGGTGAATAGCATCATGCCGCCCTTTTCGCGCATGGTCGGCGTCAGCTTGCGGATCGACTCCTCGGAGAACGTTTGCGCCTCCTCGCCCCAGAATCGTTTAAAGCCGAAAGCGGATTTCACGCCGTCCGGGTCGCGGGCCATCCCCTTAAAACGGATGATCGCGCCGTTCTCGTGGCGGATCTCCTTCTCCAGAATTTCGAAGCCGTCCAGACCGTACTCCTCGATCCGGTTGGCGAGGAGCGGGTGGACAGAATCCTTGATCGACGCCTGAAACTCACGCAGACACATAGCGCTCGCGGCCTCGTCGTGGGCGTCTGCATCCACGATCCCGCCGACGGTGAGCGACTTCCCGGAGCCACGGCCCCCGACCAGGATAACGAAGCGTTTCGGGCGTAACAGGATGGGCGTCAGGCACTCGGCGATCGTAATGTCGTGCGGGTCGCTGGTGTAAACCCACTCGCCGTTAACCTTGCGCATGTTGTACAGGTGGCGCGCCTGCAATCCGTCCGGCGCATAGACGCCGTAAACCAGACCGCCCTCGCGCGCCTTGTAGCGGAGCATGGCCTCCAGTCGGGCCAGTCGCTCGATCGCTTCCTTACGATTTTTTGCCATCGTCGGCCCCCTTCTCAGCGAATAACGTCGAGGCGGCCATGAAGCCATGATAGGCCAGATCCTCGGCAAAATATGCCTGGTGCTCGTCGTTGTCCAGGTCTGGCCGGACGCCTGCATGACGCCAGATATTATTGATCGCGTGGACGTTCTCGTGGACCACGCGGCCCAGTAGCTGGTTAGGGTTCGGCACGTAACGCAGGCCGATAAACTGATAACGGAAGCCGTCGATCGTGACGTCGTGGCACAGCGCCCCGGCTCCCTGGGAATATTCTTTGACCTTGTGGAGCTTTACGCCTGCTTTGCGCACTCGCGCCAGGTCGTCGAGGTCATACCAGACGACGAGCGTCCGGTACATATCGATCAGGTGTTGCGGCAGGCCGGACGCCTCGATCCTCTCGCGGGTGGACTTATTTTTTTTGCTCATTCAGGAGGGCCTCCAGCGCATCAAGACGGGCGATCAGGTCGGATAGTTCTTCTACCTCGGCCCCGTGGCGGATCATCTTCACAATCACCTCGGCAGCGTCGAACGGGAGAATGCCGTCCGCTACAGCCTGCGTGACCTCGCGGATCTTATCGCTGGCTTTGGTCCCCTTGAGTTCAAACTGGTAGATCGGCGCGGTCGGCTTCACGTATGGCACAAGGCGGCTGAGAATGTCGCGCATCATGGACGGGTCATAAAGCGACATCTGGATCGCGCGCTGGATGTACATATCCTCGGTCAGCGCCACCTCCACCAGCTCGTCCTCCTGGCGGATCTCGCCCGTTTCCTCGTCCTCTACGTCGATCTTGCGCCCGGTCTTTTCTTTCACCTTCACTTTTCGGAGGGCGTCGAGTAGGAGGGTGCGGAATTGCTTTTCCCGCCCGCGTCGCTGCGGCTGGTTGTCCTTGCTGAATCGGTTGCCTTTCTTGAGGTTCTGCTCGTTCGCCATGATAAAAAAATCCTCCGGTTACTCCTGGATGTTTACAGGGTTCGCGGAGGATTGTCGTCTATCACTGGGCCGTTATCAAGTGGAGCGCCCCGGCGAGAGGTCAGGGCATAAGTGCATATTCGCCGACGTGATGGGCCACGGGCTAACCGGGTGGGCGTAGGCCAGCTTGTCGGCCCGCTTGGCGATGTAGCCCGTGCGCTTGCCCGTGTCCTCAAACTTCGCACAGATAACGCACGTCCCGTTACTGGTGAAGCGGGTGAAGTTGCCCCGGTGCGCCTTGCACTCGATCCCCTGGTAGGTGTGGACTTTCATCGCGATAGCCTGGGCGCGGCTGAATGCGACGGGTTTCTCCTTCGTCGCGCCCGCCATTAGTCGCAGGCTCCGCCGCTGGGGGTGCTGCTGTCGCCACTGTCATAGCTGGGGCTGCTGTCGCTGTCGTGGCTGGAGTGGTGGCGGTGGCTGCTGTCGTCCCAGTCGTTGCGGTCGTTGACGTGGTAGACCGGGTTTAGTGGCGAGGTCAGCGAAAGCGGGTTAAGCGGGTCGAGGTCGTCGCCCTGGCGGTGGAGTGCGCGCCGGGTCGGGTCACTGCGGAGCGCGGTCGCCATGCGCTGCTCGTGGTGTCGCTGGTTGTTGCGACGGTCGCGGGAGGCGATGGACATAGCCCGATCGATCTCCGCCCCCATTTTGGCCGCCTGGCTCTTTGCGGCCATGCTGCGCGGGGCGATGATGATCCGCTCCGTTGGCTTGCGGTTAAACAGGCGCTTAATGCTGTCAAAGATGGACATTGCTATCTCCTTCGTCTGGGTGGAATCGGCCCCAGCATAGCGCCGGGGCGTACATCATTCAAGCGCGATATTATCTGAGCATCAGGAGGAGGCAGCCGACCACGAGGCCGATCGCCAGCGCCTTAATGATGCCGGGGCATTTTGGCCGCTCGTCGTGCGGGAAGTACATCACGCAGTCGCGCATAAGCTCCGCGCGCTTGCGGTCTATGTCGGACTGCGTGACTGGCGGACGCGTCAGCCATGAAACCGGGATGTAGGCCGGAGGGACTCGATCCCCCCAGCTCCCGGCGGTCACTTTGCGCGGCGGTACTGCTTCACGTCGGACCACTCGACCACGCCAGCCTCCAGCGTGTTACCTGCGCCGTTGTGGAGCATGATATCCACCAGCGCGTCGTCCGGCATGTTGTGCGGCTTGTAGCCCCATTCCCACACGATCCAGCCCTCGGAGTCCGGCTTCTCGCGCCCGGTCAGCGCGTCGAGCAAGTCCTGGCCGATCTCGGTCGGGATCCGGCCCGTGGCCGCCAGCGCCTGGATCTTGCTGCGCAATGCTTCGCCGCGTTTGGTATGCCAGCGGAGGCTCTGCTCCGTCTCCTGCTGGACGCGCGTCTCAAACCACGCCACGCGCTCGGCGTTGCAGTCGCAACGGGTCAGCTTCTCCATGTTCTCCTGTCCGCGCACGAAGTCCCGGAGGTGGCCGTTAGGCATCCTGAAAACATTCCAGTTATACGGGAGGCGCTTCTCGTCGCAGTTGGTCACGTAGCGCTCCAGCAAGTCCACGCGCTCCTCGGCCAGTCTGGCCGCCTTGTCGAATGCCCCGGCCTTATCGGCCTTTGCCACCAGCTCGCGCGCCACCTGCTCGGTCCAGGCGACGTGTTGAGGCAGGCCCATGATCCCGCGCCAGCCGTGCGGGACGTGCATCGCGCCGATGATCTCGCGCAACGTGACGTAATAGCCGGACACGGTGGCCTCCGCTGCGCGCATCTGGTCCAGCTCCTGCTCCAGCTCGCGCTCGCGGTACTTGTCGCGCCACTTCTCGCTCTCGGCGTGGATACGCGCCAGCGCATCGTCGGACAGGAGCGGCAGGTGGCAGGGGGAGAGGTCCGGCTCCGCCTTAAAACCGTTGTTCATAGCGTCGGCAATGTCGGACACGCGGATTTTGCGCTGGGTGTAGCGGGCGCGGTCCTCCTGGGACATATGCGCATAGATTAAACCTTCGTCGTGGCTGTTCATGGTGTTCTCCGTCGGGTGATGGCCCCTTGCGGGGCCGGGTAGGTTAAAAGCCGTCGTAGTAGCCTGGAAGGGCGCGGAGCTGGGCTTCGTCGTCCACCAGGTCCCACTCGTCCGGGGTCAGGTCGTCAACCTCTGCGCGCTCTGCTGCCTCGTTGGCGATGATGCCCGCCACCAGCGGGGAAAGGTTGCCGCTTGCTTTCTGGCGCTCGATCTCGGCCTGAATGTCTGCGAGGGTCTGGGCTAATGTGGTCATGGTCTGCTCTCTCGTCTGGTTAAAGGTGGGCGGCGTTGCTTCGTCGGTAGCCTCGGTTCGATTCCACTGGTAAGCGTTCTGCCTTGCGGCGAGTGTCCAGCGTTCGGCCTCACGGTTGGGAATCCTGATACTACGATCAAGCCCCTGCGTTGCTCCTCTCCGGCTGCATCCTGCCGCCGCCCTACGCAATAAATATAACGAAAGCGTGATATTAATGCAAGCGATATTTATTCTTTATCATCAGACCATCGGCCAGGCTTTAACAGGTTGCCGCGTCGCCAGTCGTCCCACACGAAGTACGGCCAGAATGCGAGCGTAAGCGCCAGGAAGAAAACGACAATCAGCGCCACCAGCGCCGCCGCCAGTGGCACGAGCGACGAGGGCAGGGTGGCCGCCTCTTTGGCACAGGCGCGCCCCAGGTAGAGGCCAGCGCCCGCCCATATCTCGATCAGCATCCACGCCGCGCCGATCGCCAGGTAGGAGAAAATCATTTCGTAGAGCATCAGTAGATCCCATTGGTCAGAAGATACAGCCGCCCGTTACGCATCAGGCGGATCATGTTGCTGGTCCCGTGGCCTATCGGGACCGGGTACAGGTTGCCATCTGCGGCGCGCATATACAGGCGTTTGCGGACGCGCCAGCCTTGCAGGGTGTGGCCCCGGCGTCCGTACTCGTCGCGCTTCACGTCCACGATCCGGCAGTACACCGGAGACTCGTCAATCTGCATCATCACCAGCCCCTCCAGTCGTCAGGGTTGCGCGGGAGCTGGGCCAGGTCATGGTCCCACTTCGGGGCCTCGTCCGGCTTGCGGTAGCCGTCGTAAAGCATCTGGACTGCTGCGATCGGGTGAGCCGGGAGCGACTCGTGGATGTACAGATAGAACATGCCGCGCCGTCCCTCGTGGGTGATACCGAAGCCGCTCCGGGTGTAGGTGTGGAGCGGCTGGTCGCCGGGTGCGGTCGGCATGGTGTCGGCCAGATACTGGATCGCGCTGGCGTGGAGTGGTGACGGCATCATGATCTGCGGCGTCCCTTCGGTCAGGGTAATGCGCTTGCCATCGTGCGGGCCTCCAATCAGGAGCGCCTCGACTAAGTTTGCGGGGTGTTTCATGGATCCTCCCAGTCTACGGGGTCGAATGATTAGCGCCTACTTGCGGCCCTCTGGGCTTCCATCGTTCGGCGCTGGTGGTATCGGTCAGGCTACGGGCTGGCCTATGTGGCCGACTGGACGGCTTGCCTTGAGCTGGTTCCAGTATGTGAACGGCGTCACATCGCGCCATGAATGATTGTACTGGCCGAAGGACAGGGAGCCGGACGCGACGCTGGGGCCATCGTAGCCGACGCGGTGGAGTTCGGACAGCGGGACTAACATCAGCGTGTCCAGTGTCTGCTCGCTCTCGTCGTAGCGGTACGGCTCGGCCCGGACCAGAGCGGGGAAGCGGACGCGCTCGAATCCGCTCGGACCGTAATATCCGAAGTGATCGGCGTGGAGGATCTCGATCAGTTTCATGGTGTTGTCTCTCGTCGGGTGGATGAATGCCCCGTTGCCGGGGCGCTGGTGGTCAGGCGCGAAACACGTTGATCGTGTCGTTGCGGTCGAGATAGAACTGGTCCCACTGGCGAGCGCTGTCGGTGCGGATAATGTAGCCGTCGATCTCGGTGACGGTGCAAGGCTTATGGTTGCCGGGGCAAAGGATAACATCGCCCACTTTCAGGTCGCGGCCTTTGATTGTCTGGCGGAGGCTTACCAGCTCGCGGATTGCGTCGCGGTTGTAGCTGGCGTGTAACTCGGTGATACGTGCTTTAAGTGCTGTAGTCATTTCGGTTTCTCCTCTGGGGGTCGGCGATGTTGCCGCCCTATGTGATATAAGATAAACACTTTCGGGCGGCATGTCCAGAGAAATATCACGAAAAGATTAAATTATTTTCGGCGGGCCATTCTCACCAGGTCGCAGGCCAGAAACCACAGCGGCGCGGCAATCATCGGCCACATCAGCACAGACAGGCCCAGCAAGCCCAGAGGCTGGTCGAAGCCGTAGCGGTCGATGATCCACGGGATCACCATCAGGTAATAAGCCAGAGCAAGCCACATCATCGGCCCACCTCGTCGCGGAGTTCCTGCCGGAGCTGGTCCCGCTCTGCGGTCAGGTCTGCCAGCTCCTCCAGCGCATCCAGCAAGCGCTTAGACAGGTGGATCACAATCTCCTCGGTGTCACACATCGCCATCGTGACCAGGTGGCGGGGATTGGCTCCGCCTGCGAGGTCCATCAGCTCCGCGTCCTCCAGCGGCTCCTCGTCCAGGTGGCGTACTGGTCGGGCCAGTGTTAACTTATTCATTCTCGCCTCCCTTCGCTGCCGCCCTGCGCTCTGCGTCCATCTTCGCCACAAAGTCCCGGACGCCCTGCTCTGCGAGCGCCGTCGCCTGGTTATGGCTGTAGCCCTTGCGCCTGGCTATGTCGTAAAGCTGCTGGCGCATGGTCGCCCTTTGCTGCGGTCCTACATACATACGGGAGAGGTCCGTCACGCTCGCCGCCT